TCTTCATCTCCCTCAACAGAAGAACCAGAAGCATCTACGTTTACAACAATATTTGTAGAACCACCAAGGACATGGTTTGGTGTAACAAATCCAGAAACTCCTGGTGTAAATAGTTCGGGTCCACGTTCCCCAACGATATGTGGCTTACCTCTTTCAGCGAAACCGCCATTAGCTAATTTAGGAACTGGAGGACCTACTGGTCCTGGCCCTGTTACTCCTCCTCCTCCAAAAATTGAACCTATGCCACTAAATATTGAACCAAATAATCCGCCACCTCCTAGTGTGCCCTGCATATTTCCAAACAATGCCATGTTGAAGGCTGCATCTATAAGTTTGTTTAATACATTGTTGAGCATATCGTTTAGTGTTGACGTTCCACGGATCATTCCCTTTATTCCGTCTGATATGTCGGTTGCTATTGTCTGAGACATTCTTTCAAATGCTGCTGCTGTCTCTTCTGCTAACTGCCTTTGTTTCTCTAAAACCTGTACTCTTCTTAACCCATCTCTAATTGCATCTTCGTCAAGAATTTTACTCTCTTTGTTCATCTCCATTATCTGTTTTTCTATTTCAAACTCGTCAGAACTCATATTACGGCTACGCTCCAGGAGTGCTATTTGCTCATTAATGTCGTCTACTCTAGTTTCTTGTATCTTTTTGAGGGCTTTCTCTATATCTAATTTGTCATTCTTTTCATTTACTAATTGTTGCTCTGCAATAATCATTTCATTTAGTAAATCTAATACTCTGGTAGCTGTAGCTGGATCACCAAAACCGAATCTACCTACATCAATACCCACTTTTTTTCCTGCTTCCTGCTGATCCTTAACTGAACCCATAGGGGAAGAAATAAGATTTTTTAAGTTGACTAATTCTTGTATGTTCTTATCTTCTGATTGATCTGCTTGTCTTAATAAAGCACTCTTTTCAACAGTCTCACTGATAAATTTACCAACGCCCGATTCCTCTAAAAATTTTGCGAAAGACGACTTCATTAGAGTCATTATTTTTGCAAAGTTATTTCCTAATTCTGTAAATTCGTCACCGAATTTAGTTAGAGCATCTACTCCGTCTTGTCCGACTAAATTAATCATTCTTTGTCTTGCTGCTTCAAAAGCTGCTTCTTCACCTCCTAATTTTTGGAGCGTTTGTAGTTGCTTTTCAAATTCTGTGCCCGTAATACCTAATGCTGCTGATACTGCTGTGACATCTTTTGTTGCCTCGTTTAAAGCTGCTCCTAATTTTCCTGTCTCTACTGCAAATGACTGAATCGCTGTAGCTGCTGTGGTAGCTGCGATACCTCCTGCAAAACCACCCATCTGTCCGAACATTCCACCAATACCGCCACCTAATGCACCAGCAGCACCAACAAATGGACCTTGACCAAATAGTAACGGAAAACCACCACTTATTAATGCACTCTGAAAATCGAATCCTCTTCTTCCCCCAGGTCCAGGTAGTAACTGACCTCCAGGGCCAAAATTTAGAGGGCTACTAGCTCCCATTGGAAATTTGAAAGTGTTACCTCCTCTTACTTTCGACTGCTTACCTACCTCTATGGTTTGTTGTTTAAGTACTTCTAATTCTTTTAGAGCTAATGCTATGTTCTTTTTAGATAAATCAAATTTTTTAGCGTCTGCTTGATTATCTGCTCTAGTTAATTTACTTTTTATTTTACTTACTTTTGCACCCTCCAAATCTAATTTTAAAATGCTATTTCTTATTGCTTGAGTCCTTTTTTGCAAAGTCGCTATCTGTGTTTCAGCCTTTACTCTTTTATCTGTAGAGGATAATGTCTTTTTTGATGATTTATCTTGTTTATTTCCTAAATTTGCTATCTCTGTGCCTATCGTTTTTAAATCTTTTTTAACTTGGGCTGTATTTAATCTTATATTTACGCTATATTCAGATGCCACTGGTTTTTGGAGAATACACGGATATTAAAAGTTTAGCGTACTTTACGAACTTGAGCTTGCCTTTTTACTTTTTCGTAGGCTTCCTCCTCTCTTTCAGACTTTAGTTCAAAGTAAGCGTTCCATCCGTATAGCTCTTGTACGGACATTCTTTCTCTTATTTCTTTAAATGTATATCCCAGTTTTTCTGCGATAAAAAACTGTAAATATGTAAAGTTGTCCTCTTTAAGTTGTGCTTTTTGCGGCATCGGGGCTTTCCTCCTCGCCCATGCTTTGCATCTTAGCCATAATATCAAGCAACACTGCTAAAGGAATTTCTCTTCTTAAAGATGGTAGATCTGCTGCTGTAAATAATTTTGCACCTGACTCATCCTCTGCTTTTGTGACAATAACTTGTAGTGCAAAGTCAAGACTTCCTTCTTCCTGACCTTTATTCATAGCTATTAGTGTACTGTTTATAGTGTCTCTATCGGCTATCGTAAGAGGCGACCAGAATATCTTCAGAATCAATTCTTCTCCCTTAAAAATGGAATAGCTACTACGTTCTTGTACACTAAAGGCTTGCTTTAGCTTGTCGATTGCTCTTACTGTTGCCATAAAAAGTTATATTTATTCTTGTAGTATAACTCAAAGTATAAATTTAAACACTTGTACCTTTGTGCATTGTATAATTACGTTTTGATTTAAATCCTGCAATCTGAAATCCTCTATTAATATCTTTCTCTAAAAAGTTATTCTGTAAGTAAACATAGTACCAAAAGGGAACATTAGGCTTTGGGGTAGTCTTTCTTTTCTCCGCAAACAAATCCTCATACATTTTTCCGTCATAGGGACTACGCATAGCATTTATAACAAACCCTGCATACTCGGCTTCATTACCTACATAAATAGCTTTAGTTAGAGAAGTTATTATGGGCTTTGCTCTCGAAGGAGCCTTTCTACTTGTTTTTCGTGCATCTATGTTGTTATCTTTCCTTGGAATAGTGGGAGAAACGGGGCTTCCTGCCTTCACTTCCCAGGCAGTATTAAACGTTCCAGTGAACCAGGGGCTTCTGTTTTGCAGGGAAAAATGTATTTCTGAAGCCGCCTCTCCCTTGCCTTTCATTACCATGTAGGCTATATCACCTGGTAAATGTTTTAAATCCTTTATTTTAGGCATTGGCTGTGAAATCGCAGTTTATTACACTCATAAAATGGCTTTGATCTTCAGTAACTACGGATGATGGTCCACTGATCTCACTTACTCTAGGTGATACAGAAAAAGTATCTGAATAGTCGGAAGCATTTACGGAAGTAAGTCCATCAATAACTGACTCTGCTATTGCGGCGGATACCGAACTACCTTTGTTGGATGGTGTCATAATCGCACATCTTATTGTTCCTGCGTAGTAGTCAACGGCAGCACCTTGAGGTTGGTTTGTGGACTGTGTAAAATCTAAATTTACCATCACATATTTTTTAGCTTTACCTGGAGTTGTGAAGGGCATATTGTCAAACACCACTGTCACTGTGTTATCGGCAGTTGTTACTGCGTTTTTGATTGCGGTTTCAAATGCTGCTCGTGCGTTTACTAAAGTCATCAGAAAATAACGTCAATACGGAATAAATATTCTTGGCCGCCTCGCAAAGTTCTTACATCAGTTATTTTTGCTATCCTAGTCGAACCAGAAAATGTAAGAGTTATTTCATCCGATAGTAGAGGCTGGCTGTCTCCTATTAGATCGGGGGTTATATAAATACGAGCTACATTTTCTTGAAATCCCGTTTCTTCAGTGGATTGAATAAATTCTATGGGTACGTCTATGTTATAGGCGGTATCGGTTGTTGTTACTGCACCTGTTGATGTGTTGTAAACAGGGGAAGTCTTTCTTGTATAAGTAATGGAAGTGTCTAAAGACTTTCCAAGATCGGATACTACTTTCTTGGCTACTTCCGCTAATAATGTGTCTAGTTGTCCTGCCATTATCCTCTTACCACTCTAAGTTGAAAACTACCTGCTCCACCAAGAACATAAGCTCCTAAATAACTTTGTAACCAGGGATAAACGTCAAATACATTATTAACAGAACCAGTTCCCTGACTTTTAGTATTGTATTTGACCTGAATATCTCCTAGCTTAACTTCTTCAAAATTACCATCAGTTCCCGTGCTTCCAATAATTGCATCAGTATCATTTGCTAACGCAAAGGCTAACTCAAACTGTGCATATTTAATATTCTGGGGAATCAAAGTGCAAGCCAGTTCAACCCCATCAACTTGATAGTTGGTTCGAGGAAATTTTAACGCTTGGTCATCATCACATCTATCTCCGTAATAAACCAAGGTATCAATCCATCTTGTAGCTGATATTAATGCACGATTCTTTTTATCATCTTGTTTATTATCCCATTGCGTAGAACTGGGAACAGTTTCAAAATATGCGTCTGCTTCAGCTAATGTGACATAACTA